TATATCTTTTCAGATTAAGATTATTATGCAAGGAACGAACAGTGCAGAGCCACCCAGAATTAAATCATTAAGGTGTATAGCATTAGGAACATAAGATGGAAAGAGATTTCAAACAAGTTGAAGGACATTCAGATTTAGTAAGAGATAATAAATCTCATGCCATCATTAATCGCAATGTCGGTGCATATGAACAAGCAAAAAGACGAGCCGCAGCTGCTCAAAGACAAAGGGATGAGATACGAGATTCAACAAGAGAAATAAATCATCTTAAATCGGAAATGCATGAAATTAAAAATTTACTCAAGGAGTTGGTAGGGAATCGTTCATAACTTGGGGATACATTACATATAAATATGTAGAAAAGGAAGATTAATATGGCTGTCCCTACAACAAAAGCTACTTTTAAAAGTTACTGTCTCAGAGCTCTGGGTTACGGTGTTATTGATATTAATGTTTCAGATGATCAAGTAGATGATCGTTTGGATGAAGCTCTTCAGTATTTTGCTCAATATCACTATGATGGTATTGAAAAAATGTATCTGAAACATCTAATTACTTCTGATGAAGTGACTAGGGGTCGTGCTGATGCATCAACTACCGCAACTGACACTGCTGATAGCACAATCACTGCAACTTGGAAAGAAGGAAAAAACTTTATTCCAATTCCAAGTGCTGTTGTATCTGTTGTACAAGTATTTCCACTTACTGGTACTGGTGTTGGTGGCAATATATTTGATATTCGTTATCAGTTACGATTAAATGATCTATTTGATCTTTCTTCAACATCTGTTATTCAATATCAAATGGCAATGGACAATATTGATTTATTAGAACATATTCTTGTTGGCGAAACTCCTATTCGTTTTAATCAGCATCAAAATCGTCTTTATATTGATATGGATTGGGAAAATGGTGTAACAGCTGATGTTGACTATATTGTTATTGAATGTTATCGTAAACTTGATCCCACAATATACACAGATGTTTATGATGACATTTATCTAAAACGATACGCAACCACTCTTATCAAAAAACAATGGGGAGCAAATCTCAGCAAGTTTAATGGTGTAGCAATGCTTGGTGGAGTAACCATGAATGGTGAAACTCTATACAGTCAAGCACAAGAAGAACAAAATAAACTTGAAGAACAAATTCAACTTGCCTTTGAGTTACCAGTAAACTATATGATTGGGTAATTGAATGGCAGTTAATACAGCATTTCATACAAGTAATTTTGCTTCAATCGTAACTGAACGAAATTTGTATAGTGATCTTATAAAAGAAGCTATACAAATTTACGGCCATGATGTTTATTACATGGATCGTACTCTTGTTGCTGAAGATACAATCTTGGGTGAAGATTCTCTTTCCAAATTTAGAACGCAGCATCCCATAGAAATGTATATGGAAGATGGTGATGGTGGATTTGCTGGCGAAAAAGAATTGATGAATCAGTTTGGTTTGCAAAATTTAAGTGAAGCAACTTTTGTTGTAAATAAAGAAAGATTTCAAGAATTAGATAGACAGATACAAATTCAAGATGGTACAGATACTAGTTCTGGTGGTTCAATACAATTAGAAGCTGGAACCATAGATCAATCATCTTCTTCATCTACTTTGACCACGGCAAGTGGCGACGATGTTTTTTATATTATTCAAGATACTGCTGCAACGGATTCTGATAGACCTAATGAGGGTGATGTTATTTTTCATCCTATACTTAATAAGATATTCCAAATTAATTTTGTAGATCACGACGAGCCGTTTTATCAACTGGACACTAATCCAGTATATAAAATGAGATGCCGTCTGTGGGATTACAGTTCTGAAGTTCTTGATACGGGTATTACAGAAATAGATGAAATTGAAACCGCACTCTCCACAGATAGTAGAATATATCAGTTTACTTTGGAAGAAGGAACTTTGCTTGCACAATCATTAACTATAGATAGTTCTTTATATACCATTGATGTAACTGGTGTTACTATTGATAGCACAGACCCAGATTCATCAGAAGGAAGTATTGAACTTGAAAGTTCAGCTGATACTGGTGATAATAGTTACTTACTACAAGAAGAATTTAATATTGGAGATTATTCAACAGACAAGACTGCACAAAATGAACTCTTCGAAGTTCAGAGTAGAAATGTTTTAGACTTTAGTGAAACCAATCCATTTGGAGATGTGGGAAGTGCAAATTAATGTTTAATTATCTACCATATATAATAAATAGCTATAGGAGAACATAATGGCATACCAATCACTTGGGCTAGGTGATGCTGCAAACGACGGCAATGGAGATAATCTTCGTGTTGCTGCTGATAAAGTCAATGATAACTTCTTGGAGATTTATACTCTAATTGGAGATGCATCGTCTTTGTCTAGTGGCATTAGCGCAACTGCATCAGTAGTAACTTTAACTGCACCAACGATTGCAACTAGTATTTCACCATCTGCCTCAGATGGTGCTACACTTGGTACTACTGCACTAGAATGGTCTGATTTATATCTTGCTGACGGTGCCATCATTTATTTTGGTGATGATCAAGACATTAATATTACTCATGTTGCTGATACAGGAATAACAACTAGTGGAACTTTCCAAGCCACAACCATCACTGCTACAACTGCTGTAGTACCAGATGCATCAGACGGTGCTGCACTAGGAACGACTGCTCTAGAGTGGTCCGATCTATTTCTTGCTGATGGTGCTGTTATTAATTTTGGTGATGACCAAGAGGTAACTCTTACACACGTTGCTGATACGGGATTGTTACTTTCTAGTACAGACCAACTGCAATTTGGTGATAGTGGAACATATATTCACCAATCAGCTGATGGCGTTTTAGATTTAGTATCTGACACAGAAATAGAATTAACTGCTACGACTATTGATATCAATGGTGCTGTTGAAATAAGTGGAACAACTGCACAAGTTGGAGTTGCAACATTTACTGCTCGGGATGTTCATAGTGGTGGTATTACTATTGCAAACGCTGGACAAATTGGTTCTGTTGGTGATGCTGATTCAATTGCGATTGCTTCGGACGGGGTTGTCACTATGACCCAGATACCAGTGTTCAGCGCCGGGCTGAATGTATCGGGTGGTACAATTGCTGGTACGTTATCTACTGCTGCACAAACAAACATTACTTCACTTGGTACATTAACAGCACTTACTGTTGATGACGTAGCTGTTAATGGTAAAGTTATTACTATGACAGGTGACACCAGTGATACCGTTGTATTTACAGCAGGCGCTGCTGGTACTCTTAGCATTGTTACAACTGATGCTGCTGGTGCTGCCGGTAATATTCAAATAACAGCAGATGGTACTGTAGACATTGATTCTGCTGGTGTACTGACTTTAGATTCTGGAGCAGCAATTAATATTGAACCAGCATCCGGTTCAGCAATTCTACTAGATGGAACAATCAGCGTAGATGCTGGAGTAGTCACTGGTGCAACTAGTATTACATCAACGGCCTTTGTTGGTGATATAACTGGTGATATTACAGGTAATGCAGATACGACAACTGCCCTTGCGACTGCGAGAACTATCGGTGGTACATCATTTGATGGTACAGCAAATATTGCGGTAGGGCTTGCAACATTAGCAACAACAGTTACCATTACAGACAACGAATCTACAAATGAGAGCAATGCTCTTATCTTTACTGCTGGTGGTGATGTTGATGGTGGTAATCTAGGTTTAGAGTCAGATGGAACGCTAACCTACAACCCAAGCACTGGCGCAGTAACTGCTACTGGATTTGTTGGTGCATTAACAGGTAATGTAACAGGAAATGCAAGTGGAACTGCTGCAACTGTTACAACAGCAGCCCAAACAAACATTACAAGTGTTGGTACACTGACTGCGTTACAAGTAGACAATATTAACATAAATCTTAATACAATAAGTTCAACCGCTGGAACTGACTTGTTAATTACGCCTCTTACTGGCCAACAGATTGTTCTTGACGGTACGATTATTATTGACGCTGGTGTGGTTACTGGTGCAACTAGTATTACATCAACTGCATTTGTTGGTGATATAACTGGTGATGTTACAGGTACGGCCGATGTGGCAACAGTTGCTACTACGGTTACAATAACAGATAACGAAAGTACAAATGAAAGTAACGCTATTATCTTTACTGCTGGTGGTGATGTTGACGGTGGTAATATTGGTCTTGAATCAGACGGCACACTAACATACAACCCAAGTACAGGTAAAATAACTGCTACAGGATTTGTTGGTACATTAACAGGTAACGTAACTGGTAACTTGGCCGGTACAGTTTCTACTGCAACACAAAATTCAATAACTACTGCAACTGGTCTAGTGTCAGTAGGTGCATTAGACTCTGGTAGTATTACTTCTGGATTTACAAGTATTGATACTGGTGCTGGTACAATTACTACAACTGGTGCAATTACAGGTGGTTCAGTTGCTGGTAGAAAAACAATAGTTTCTACTTTTAATACTACTTCAGCTGTAACTGCTTCACTAACTGCTGCACAATCTGGTGCAACAATATTAATTGATGGTACAGAAAATAACGTAATTAATTTACCTAACGCAGCTACAACAAATCCAGGCATATTTTATGACCTTATTGTAAGGGTTGCTGTTGCCAGTGATAAAACTACAATTGTTAATATACATGGTTCTGGTGGAAACTTTGTTGGTTCATTAAGTCTTGCTGGTGGTACGGCTGCAAATGCAGTATTTGATAACGCAGGCGATGCACTTACATTTGTAAATAGTACAGTAATTGGTTCAAGAGCAAGAATAACTTGTTTAACAGATGATGCTACAGATGGTGTTTGGCAAGTAGAATGTCTTGCATCACCTATTGCTACCATCGCATAAATATAAGTGAAATAAGGAGAATATATTATGCTAGGACAACAGTTCTACCATGAAACAATCAGAAAAGTTATTGTTTCTTTTGGGACAATGTTTAATGATATTAGTCTTGTTCGCAAAGATAATTCTGGAGTAGCCATTCAAGCTATGAAGGTTCCTCTTGCGTATGGGCCTAGAGAGAAGTTCTTAGTAAGACTGAATGAGGATGTAGACCTAACTAAACAGGTAGCTATTACTCTTCCTCGTATTGGTTTTGAAATTAAAAATCTTTCTTATGATGCTGTGAGAAAATTAAGTCGTGTGCAAAAGTTTAAAAAAGTTAAGGGTGCAGACACAAAACAATTAGATACACAGTATATGCCTGTTCCTTACAATCTTGAACTTGAATTGTATATAATGGCAAAACAATCTGATGATGCGTTACAAATAGTAGAACAGATTCTTCCTTATTTTCAGCCTGACTACACTCTTACTATTAATGATATGTCAGATATGGGTATTAAAAGAGATATTCCTATCGTTCTTAATAGTATTTCTTATGAAGATAGTTATGATGGAGATTTCTCTAGTCGCAGAGCTT